ACCGGAAAAGGCGCAGATCTGCTCATTATTGATGACCCCCATTCTGAGCAGGAAGGCCAGAGCATAGACGCCTCGGTATTCGATAAGGTTTATGACTGGTACACATCCGGCCCTCGACAGCGATTGCAGCCCGGCGGAGCCATCGTGGTGGTCATGACGCGCTGGCATAAACGCGATCTGACCGGGCAAATCATTAAATCATCGGTGCAGCGTGAAGGCGTCGATGAATGGGAAATCATCGAATTTCCCGCCATTATGCCGTCAGGGGCACCGTTATGGCCGGAATTCTGGCCGATGACCGAGCTGGAAGCCCTGCGCAACGAACTGCCTGCGGCTAAATGGTCAGCCCAGTACCAGCAAGATCCGACCTCGGAAGAGGGCGCGCTGGTCAAACGGGAGTGGTGGCAGCGATGGGAGGACGACTATCCGCCCAATTGCGAGTTTCTTATCCAGTCATGGGACACCGCGTTTCTTAAAACCCAACGCGCCGACTACTCGGCCTGCACCACATGGGGCGTGTTCTACCGTCCCGATGACGATGGCCTGACACAACCAAACATTATTCTTCTGGACGCCTATAAAGAGCGGCTGGAATTTCCTGAACTGAAAAAGACCGCGTTTGATTTCTACCAGCATTGGCAACCCGATGCGTTTGTGGTGGAAGCCAAAGCGGCAGGCACCCCGCTGATCTTCGAGTTACGCGCCATGGGCATTCCCGTGGCCGAATACACCCCGTCACGGGGCAACGACAAGGTCGCACGGGTCAATGCCGTGGCCGATCTGTTTGCTTCCGGCATCGTCTGGTGCCCGGAAACCCGCTGGGCGGAGGAAGTGATCGAGGAATTCGCCTCGTTCCCCGCCGGCGAGCACGACGACTTGGTGGACTCTTCCACCCAAGCCCTGTTGCGCTTTCGCCAAGGCGGCTTTCTGCGGTTACACACCGATGAGGACGAGGAACCGATGTACAAGCGCACGGCTAATTATTACTAGGGGGCACCTTGAAGCAGGAACGCAAGGACAACCTCGACGTGACCCGCACTAAAAAGCAGCGGGAAGCGCAAAACGACGCGAAGCTCAAAGCCACGCCGTCGGAAATCGAGCGCCTACGGGCAAAATTTAATATCTAAAAGGGAGCCAAAATGGCTAAAAAGACCAAGAAAATGCAGCGGGGCGGACGGTCCGAGGCGACCCATATGGCAAGCGGCCAGCCAATCCAATGGCAATCGGGTGCAACTGGGCAGCGGCGAAAAGCGGATTACATGAGCCATGTGGCTCCCAAAGTAGCCCGGAAGCAGATGAGACGGCAGGCGGCTGCTGGCGGACCCGGACGAGGTGCGACGAGCGGAATTGGGATCAAGGCCGGTGGCACCGTTAAGAAGATGCAGGGCGGTGGAGTCACCAGTGTCAGAGGTCGCGGTGGTCCTAACGTCAGCCCCAGAGTGAATGTTTTGGGTACAGGGGCAGCGGCGGCGCATCAACGTGCAAGGGCTGGCGGAACTCATGCGTCTGAGCTTGCTCGACAACAAGGCGCTGGAAGCCAACGAACGCGGAGTACTGGCGGCGCTCGTGGTGCTCGTGGTGGCCCACCGGGGTTCTCAGGCGGAGGCACCGTGTCCTATAACGACCTGATTCGCAGCAAAGGCTGGTAAAGGAGGCATCGATGCCAAGCTATTACGACAGTAAAGGCAGCAAACCGGGCAAGAAGAAGCGCGTTTATAAGAAAGGTGGCAAGGTCGAAAACGGCCATGACATCACTTATGCCCGTGGTAGCGGGGCAGCACGCCCGCAGATCTTCAGGAAAAATGGCTAGATTGCGACTTAATCGATGGCTATAGACAGTCCATTAGGTCAAGGCCGGCTTCCGGTCGATGAACCGGATATGGAGATTGAGATCGTCAATCCCGAGGCGGTGTCGGTGGAAACCCCCGACGGCGGCATGTTGATCGACTTCGATCCGCAGGCAGAAGAAGGCGATGTTCCCCATGACGCCAATCTGGCTGAGTATATGGAGGAATCCGATCTTCGCGAGGTCGCCTCGGAACTGGTCTCGGCCTACCAGTCTGACCGCGAGAGTCGCGGCGACTGGGAGGAAACCTACATCAATGGCTTGGATCTGTTGGGTCTCAAGCATGAAGACCGCACCATTCCTTGGGATGGCGCGTGCGGGGTGTTCCATCCGCTATTAACAGAATCCGTGGTGCGCTTTCAGGCGCAGGCGATTCAGGAGCTGTTCCCCGCCAGTGGCCCGGTGAAGACGGCCATTGTCGGGGTATTAACCCCGGAAAAGCAGGAACAAGCGGATCGCGTTAAAAACTATCTGAATTACCTGATCACGGAGCGGATGACGGAATATCGCTCCGAGACCGAGAAAATGCTGTTCTCCCTGCCGTTGGCAGGTTCCGCGTTCCGCAAGGTGTATTTCGACCCGAATATGGGGCGTCCTTGTTCGATGTTTGTTCCGGCAGAAGACTTCGTTGTCAGTTACGGCGCAGCCGATCTGTCTACTTGCGAGCGTGCCACGCACGTCATGAAGCGCAGCAAAAATGAGGTTCGCAAGTTACAGGTGTCGGGGTTTTATCTTGACGTGGACCTGCCCTCTCCCAGCCCGCATACGGGCGAGATTGAGCGCAAATACAATGAGTTGACGGGCGATTCCGCCAACTACGACATGGACAGTCGCTACACGATTCTGGAGGTTCAGGTTGATCTGGATCTGCCGGGATTTGAGGATATCGAGAACGGCGAAGAAACCGGCATTGCGCTGCCTTACGTCGTCAGTATTGACAAGTCATCACGTACTATCCTGTCGATTCGGCGCAACTGGTACGAAGACGACGAGCTGAAGATAAAGCGTGAACACTTCGTTCACTACCAGTACCTGCCCGGTTTAGGCTTTTACGGCTTCGGTTTGATCCACATGATTGGCGGTCTGGCGAAATCGGCCACGTCGTTATTGCGGCAATTGATCGATGCCGGCACCTTGAGCAATCTTCCCGGTGGACTGAAGGCGCGGGGGCTACGCATTAAGGGCGATGATACCCCGATTATGCCCGGCGAGTTCCGTGATGTGGATGTGCCGGGCGGCAGCATCCGCGACAATATTTCTTTCCTGCCCTACAAAGAGCCAAGCAACGTGCTCTATCAGATGATGGGCGACATCGTCGAAGAAGGCCGCCGTTTTGCTTCCGCCGCCGACGTGAAAGTGGCGGATATGAACGCCGAAGCCCCGGTGGGCACGACCTTAGCCATCTTAGAACGGCAAATGAAGGTGATGAGCGCGGTGCAGGCCCGGATGCACGCCTCGATGCGCAAGGAATTACGCATTCTGTCGGGCATCGTGCATGATTTTGGCCCCACCGAGTACCCGTATGAGCTGGTAGACGGTGAGGTAACCCAAGAAGATTTCGATGATCGCGTCGATATCATCCCGGTCAGCGATCCGAACGCCGGCACCATGGCGCAACGCATCATGCAGTACCAAGCGGCACTGCAATTGGCCCAGCAAGCGCCCGATATGTACGATTTACCGCTGTTACACCGGCAAATGCTGGAGGTTTTGGGCATTCAGGACGCGGAAAACATCATCCCGTCCGAAGAAGTGGTCGATCCGAGCGATCCGGTCAGCGAAAACATGGCTATTATCAACGGCGGGCCGGTTAAAGCCTTCATTTATCAAAATCATGAGGCCCATATCCAGACCCATATGTCGTTGATGGAAGATCCGAAGATTCAGGGCATGTTGGAGAAGAGTCCGAACGCGGAAATGATGCAGGGAGCCATGGCCGCCCACCTTTCCGAGCATTTGGCCTTCCAATACCGACACGAAATCGAAAAAGAGCTGGGGGTACCGCTGCCGCCGCCTGAAGAACAGCTACCCGACGACATTGAGTACCGTTTATCGCAGCTTGTGGCCCCTGCGGCGGCGCAATTGCTCGGCAAAGACCAAAAAGAAGCGGAAATGGAGAAACAGCAGGAAGAAGCGGAAGACCCGATCCTGCAATTACAGCGCCAAGAGCTTGAAATCAAGCAACAAGAGGCTCAAGCCAAGGCGCAGGCGGAAATGGCGAAAATCAACCTCGATATGCAGAAAATGGCGAGTAAAGACCAGTTAGATCGAGAGAAAATGAGCCTTCAGGAGCGTATTGAACGCGCCAAGTTGGGTGCCAAGATCGCATCCGAGAACTCCAAGGAGGAATTGGAGAGCCGCAAGATTGCCTCCAAGGAACAAATTGAAGAGGCCAAGATTGGGGTCGAGATCGCCAAGGAATTGATGGATGAGTGATGCCATGGTCGAACATTTCGAGACCGTACCGGATAACACCCTGTCGTACCTGCGTCAGCAGTTACGGCGGCTTATGAATGAAACCAGCGATCACCTGAGTACAGGTGCTTGCAAGGATTACAGCGAATACGCCCGCTGCTGCGGAGTCATTGAAGGACTTGCGCTGGCAGAACGGGAACTTCTCGACCTGCAGGAGCGGCTTGAGAAGGCATGAATCTCCGCATGTGCGGTGCAGGCGACTCTGGACGCCTTTTTTCCAGTGCAAGGTAATTCCTAATGAGTGAATCATTAGCAACAGTAGAAGACGAGCTTGAAGCCATTGGCGAAGACGCTCGCAATGCGCAGCAATTACCAGACCCGAAAGGGTACAAGATACTGATTGCTCTCCCTGAACCCGAAGAAACAACCGATGGCGGCATCGTAAAAGCCGTGCAGACGTTGCATGCGGAGGAGGTGGGATCGATTATCGGCTTTGTCCTGAAGTTAGGGGCCGACGCCTATAGCGATCCGAAACGCTTTCCATCCGGGGCGTACTGTGCAGAAGGGGATTGGATTTTAATGCGATCCTATTCGGGCACACGCTTTTCAGTTCATGGAAGGGAATTCCGGTTAATCAATGACGACAGTGTTGAAGCTGTGGTCGAAGATCCGCGAGGTATAGCTAAGGTATGAGCGAAGCAGAAAACACCGTTAATGACGGCGCAGAAGAACCGCAATCCGCAGAAGATAAATTTTTCGGAGTGCGCACCCAGATAGGCCAGCGATCTCAGGATCAGGTTGAAGAAACCTCTGATCTGGATATTGAGGTTGTAGACGACCGACCGCCAGAGGACCGTCGTCCTCCACGTGCCGAGACCGCCGGTGATGGTGACATTACCGACGAGGAACTGGAGGGATATAGCGACAAAGTCCGTAAGCGCATCGACAAGCTGCGTTACGAGCAGCATGAGGAGCGCCGCCAGCGTGAAGCAGCGGAGCGTATGCGTGAAGAAGCGGTTAACGTGGCTCAGCAGTTGGCCGGTAAAAACCGGGAATACGAGGCACTCATCCAACGGGGTGAGGGCGCGTTGATTTCGCAAGTGAAGGAGCGGGCACGGCTCTCTCTGGATCGCGCTAAATCATCGTACCGTCAGGCGTATGAGGAGGGTGACACCGATAAGGTGGTCGATGCCCAAGAGGGCTTACTCCGAGCGCAGACGGAATTAAGTGAGGCAGAGCGTTATGAACGCAATCTGCCACCGCAACCTGATCCGAATGCGTATGCGCAGCAACAAGCGGCATATCAGCAGCAGGTAGCGCAGCAGCAGCAAGCCGCCTATGCGGCCCAGCAGGCACAACAACAGCCTGTTGCGCCCGATCCGAAAGCGGCAGCATGGGCTGAACGCAATGACTGGTTCGGTGATCCTACCGAAAAGGTCATGAGTGCAACGGCTTATGCCCTCCATGAGGAGGCGCTGCAGGACCATGAATTGGTCCCGAATTCGGAGAATTATTTTCAGTACATCGATTCGGGAATGCGTCAGCGTTTCCCGGAATACTCTTGGTCGGATGAAAGCGGAGATCTTGGTCGGATGAAAGCGGAGATGGACTTCCCGCGCCTGCGACGACCCGGAGAGCTACGTCGGTTGTTGCTCCTTCCGCAAGGAATAATGGAGCAAGGCCACGCAAAGTGCAGTTAACGTCCACTCAAGTTTCACTCGCTAAGAAACTTGGGATAACCCCCCAACAGTATGCTGCCCAACTTGCTAAGGAGACAGGCAATGTCTGATGAAGAGCGCATCCCACGTCAAAGTACGTTACGAGAAGAAGAGGAACGTCCCAGTGATCGCTGGGTTCCTGCCTCGATTTTGCCCGATCCCGTCCCACAGGACGGCTGGGTATTTCGATGGATCAGGACCGGAATCAAGGGAGAACCTGATAACACGCATGTTTCGCAGATGTTTAGGGAAGGTTGGGAGCCTGTGAGGTCTGAAGACCACCCCGAACTGATGATTCAATCCGACATCAATTCCAGCTTCGAGGGCAACGTCGAAGTCGGTGGATTGCTTCTGTGTAAAGCCCCCGAAGAAAAAATGCGGGGACGCACCGAGCATTTCCAAGAAGTCGCTGGGCGACAGATGGAGTCGGTGGATAAGAACTACCTGCGTGAGAACGATCCTCGTATGCCTTTGATGCAACCAGAGCGCAGTTCGCGCACCACCTTTGGCAAGAGCTAACTTTTGGGTTGGCTCATAAATATTCCTAAATTGGAGGAAATTTAAATGGCAACAAGTGCCACGCCTAATGGTGCTGTTCCTATCAATACGACGAGCGCGAGCGGTTCCTTTACGGGAAAAGTTCAGCACATCAAAATTGCTAGTGCTTACGGCACCGCGATATTCAATGGGGATTTCGTTAAATTAGTGACTGCCGGTACAGTTGAAAAAGACGCCGGCACCGCAACGTTGACGCCCATTGGCATCTTTCTAGGATGCAAATACACCGATCCCAATTCGAGTCAGTTAACGTTCAATCAAACATGGCCTGCTTCCACATCGGCTTCCGATGCGGCAGCTTACGTCTTGGTTGATCCGAACGTGCTGTTCAAGATGCAGAGCGATGAAACCGTCGCTCAAGCGGCTCTCGGTGCGAATGCTGCCGTCGTTCAGACGGCGGGTTCTACGTCTATCGG